CTTTGCAGCACCTGCTGATAGTGCGGTTGTTGCTTGCACCATCTGCGCTATATTTTTGGAGTTGTCCATTCCAGTAGCTACAGCGGTCTTAAGAATTTCCTCTAGATCTCCAGATTTGCCACCAACTGCAGATAGTGAACCTAAATTACTTATATATTGTTCTGTCGATAATAACTTTTTCTGCTCTGCTGCGCCTGCTCTCATTGCTATTGTTGTCTTTGATTCACCACCACCAACAATCTGATTTGCCATGCCTGTTAATTGAGCGAATTGCTGCGGCATCATTCCTAGATCTGCTGCCTTATCTAGCATGAATTTATCAGTTAAGGTTGCCTGCATTGCCGGAGCAGAACTACCTGAACCTATGCTTGCCTTATTTGCTGACATAAACTGATCGAATAGTGCTTGCCTAGCGACTGCAGGTACAGCAGTTATATTTCTAACATACTCATCTCCGGCAGCTCCAGCATTGAGGATAGTTTCGCCTGTATTTATTTGACGAGACACCCTACTTGCATGCTGTATGCCTACGCCAACGCGCTCAACAAGCTCTTTTCCGCCTGCCTCCATATTTTGAACAAAGCCACCTCTATCGAGTAGGCTTTTCTGAGGAGCATCTGATAAGTTGGCAGCCATTTTGCCTTTAGCAGCTGCAATATCTAAACCTATTGCTCCGGCATCTATTGTGTCAGCTACTGCTTGCCTGTTACCCATTGTCCCGGCAAATTGTGTAACGAGTCCCTGTGCTTCTAGTTGAAGTAGGGAATGCATGTCTCCACCCAAGGCACTCTGACCTAGATTGTATTGATTTACGCCTCTTGCTGCAAACTGAGCCATCTGTCTCATATCTGTGATAGGATCTTGTATCGCTGTAGTTTTGTAGACATTAGATACTGCACGGCCTATACCACCGGCATACTCATAGGCTTTCCAGCCGGTATCACCACTACCACCACCCTGTCTTTTTATTTCTTTAACAAGATCTTCTTGCGTTTCTTTTTGTTTTTTAGCACTTTCAAATGCAATTGATTTATCAATAAAGTCTTTTTCGCTTATTTTCCCCTGCTCAAGGTCTTCAGTTGCTTTCTGAAGGTCTTTGAAAGATGTTTTTAGACCTTCTAGAGCTGCTTTAAAATTTTCTTCTTCTTTTTTTAGATCAAACTTACCTGATGCAACTTTTTCTGTTAAATCTTTTCTTTTAAAATACTCATCGCCGGAACGTTCGGATTCTCTAGCAGCTTCGAATCTTTTCTCTGTGCTCATGCCTTCTCTTGACTGCATTTTTCTCAGTCTTTTATTTAGAGCGACATCTTCAGCAGTTTCGTTAATTTGCTGTCCTAATTGAAGCATTTCTTCTGGCATTGGATTTGGACCAAGAACTCTCACTCTGCTAGATAACTCTTTACCAGTTAAATCTATTCTAGTTAATCCGCTGCTTATACGATTTTCTATCATTTCAGTTGGAAGATGGAGTAAGTTAGGATCTTTTTCAATTCTTGAAGCAAAATGCTGACTACTAGACATAGTAGTCGTTGATTTATTTATATTCTGATATTTCGTATGTGTGGATATTTCGTTAGATAGATGTTTGTGCAAAGGTTGCATGAAAGTCGCACCCTGTCTTGCAATAGCACTTAGATTTTGTTGCTGCTGCGAGCTAATGTCTCCTTGCTGTTTAATTAAATCTAAATATTTTAGAGTATCTTCTGTGGTAGTTATAGCAGCTGGATCAATCGAGTTTACTTGTGTGCTTATTTTTCCTAGAGCTTCTGTTTGTGCATTGAGTAATTTTTGCTTAAGCGAGTACTCCTTGTCTGCTTCCAGTTGTTTTACCTTATCATCTCTGCGAAGATCCATATTTTTGAGATCAAGAAGCGGGACTCCATTATATGATTTATTAGACTTGTTAGGTTCGTTGTCTGCCATATGTATCTCTAGTTAAAATCCATGTTTATATCTTCACCAAAATCATCGCCGCGCTCTTTCTTGAGCTGCTCAAGCATCCACTCTTCATCGTGCTTCTTTTCTTCTTCTTGCTTTGCTTTGAGCTGTTCTCGTTCTTTGCGCTCTTCTTCTTCAGCCCAGTCAAGAACTTCCTTCTCTTTACTCTCTTCTATTTTATCATTTTCTTGGTCAACTGATGCAATATCAGCGTTATGGCGCTCAATTTTGTCGCGATATTCATACATTAGCTCATATACAGTATATTGATCAAGTAGGGGATCTTTTAGGGGTCTACTATAGGTTTTAGACCACCAACTTCTAAGGAATAGTTCTAGTGAGTAAAGATTGTCATTATCTTCAACTGAATGCTTTTTAGTTATGTCACTTATGGCTTTAAATACGGAGAGTTCTTCTAACTCTCCTTCTGTAAGTTTCCCTGTTCTTCACCCACAGAAGTCTTCTTAACTTCTTTTATCCATTCTTCAGCTTTCTTTAGAGATAGGGAGTATATTTCAAATATAACATCTTCATCAATAAAATCAAGTGTTTGGATAGATTGTTTAAACCAATCTGGTGCATTTATTACACGGACTCTAAGATTTGCTACAACTATAGATATAGCCGAAAGATTTTCAGTAGGATTAAGCAGGTCCGCAGATATTGCAGACTTTTCAATTTCAAGTCGTCTCTTATCTGCAACATTCAATATACATTTTACAGTAAATGTACCTTCGTATTTTCTACCAGTTATTTCACCAACATGATTTAATAGAAAAGATTTTTCATTTTTAGGTAGATCCATAGCTGCTCCTTATATATATTGCTTATTATACCTAAGCAATATTAAGCTAGCAATTACAGTTTTATATTTTTTAGCTTATTGGCTAGATTTTCGAAACTACCAGAGTTTTTATTGGCGTCTAACTGCGCCTTAGTTATATTTTCTGGCAAAGTAGGATCCCGCTCGTCTCTGAACCCTATTGCTGTAAAATCTAGTGTCATCTCTGCAAGACTGCCAGTTCTTACATTTTCTGATCTGTTTGTTATTAGGGCTTTACTTGTATAGAATATTAAGTTGTCGGTCGCAGAATCTCTAACCTCTATCTCTACATATCTTTGATGTAGAAAAGATAATACATCTGGCTGTAGTAGAAGATCGCCGGGACCAGATCCTGGTATTCTAAATCCACTTATGCTTCCATTCACGTCTATTCTTTTAGGGGCTAGCTCGTGATCTTCATAGTTATCTATAGTATGTATCGGTGTTACGCTTGTGGCTATTCTCCAAGATATTGCAAATGCAAACCCGACTATCTTATTGTTCATCCTTAGTACGCATCTAGCGCCACTAAGATATTTCGCCATTGGCTTTACTGACAAAATACCTTCAAAATTACTTGCGACGTTTTGACCTACTGTACTACCTAAGTTAAACGGTGCATCAATTTTATTCTTAGAGCCAGACATATTTATCCTTAGGCGAACTGCTGACCATTGCCAGAAAAGTCAGCTATGAATGTATCTTCGTCAAGATATATTGCAGTGAAGTTAAAAGTCTGAGTAGCAGCAGTTTTTGCACCGATACTAAAATCAGCTCTAGTTATTCTAGCGTCTCTTACTCTAGCGACAGATCTCTGATTATTGCCGTCTACTTTCTGATATATTTCTATATTGAAAGTTGTGCCCTTATTTAAGGACGCCGGATTTAGATTATCGTAGGCCCTGCCGTCTGGCTTCTTAATATTAAAAGCTTGCTTTAATTTTTCAGAAAAAGACTCTTTACCAAAAGATCCTACTCCGTTACCTCTTCTAGAAACTCCATCAGGATCTTCTCCTTCTGTGTCGCTAGTCATGTCTGCTACGTATCTTATGACTGAAAAACTCCCAGTCACAGAATAGCTTAAAGGCTCAATTGAGCTCGGTTCATACATGCCTAGAACCGTAGGAGTTGCGTGATTTACCGTGACTGAATACGAGACATTTGTCGCAAACGCTAATGTAACACCATTAACCTGTATTTTTGCATTAGCGCCTGTAAGAAAAAATGGTCTAATACCAGCCACGGTTATCCTTTAATATTATGGAGCTAGATCTGTGTCACCAGAACCTGCTGATTCAACATCAGCGTCGTTATCCATAAGAATAGCGTTAAATGAGAATACTTCTGTTAGAATTCCACGCTTATTGATGCTTCCACCTTTTCTGGTAAATCTACAGTCGCGTAGCTTTACTACAGAAGTAGGATCTCCTCCTGAAATTTTCTGAAATATCTCGATATCAAAAGTTTCAGAAGCAAGCATACGAGATGGGTCAAATCCATCACCTGCATTACCACCGCTTCCAGCAGCATTTTCCATCTGCTCTACGGAATTACCATTACTAGCAGCGCCAGCCATTCCAGATGCTTCTTTGGTGTATCTAATGATACTCAATGATCCGTCTACGAAATAAGCAACTGGTTCATTGCTTACAACTTCGTAACGACCCATTGTCTCAATAGGAATTGTGGTTACAGTTGTGTTGT